GTAGGGGCTGAGAAATACATCAATATTGTCCAGTATGTGTTTGATGACCCGATACACGCTGATACCGAAATCAATGAACGATTGGAATATCTACTACCATGGAACAATGTGGTGTTGTGTGAACATGGTGGAACTATGGTGGGGTCGCATAAGGCAAAGCAATTATATCAGGCAGAATTTATGCGTCCGCTGTTTGTATTTGGTAGTGAGAGTCATGGAGTTCCAGAAGTGGTGGCAAACAATCCACACTTTTATAAGCTCACGATTCCACAACGCGGTGTTCTTCGCAGTTTCAATGTAAGTGCGGCGATGAACATCATTCTCTGGGATTACATCAAGGAAATGTATATATGATAAAATTAAAAGAAGCATCAGTACTATTCTTCATTCAAGTATTGAGCTACACCATATGGTGCATCAACTTTCGAGCCGTGGCAGATGCACATTATCACACAGCAGCCATGAGTGATTTCATGATTGCATCCATCAACTTCTTTGTGATTCGAAAGATTGCTCATGGTCAGGATCATATTCATCAATGGTTTGGTTATGCAGCAGGGTCGGTGGTAGGAAGTTATTTAGGTATTTGGTTGTCTGCAAACTTTCTAGGTAGTTGACAAAAACATAATTTCAACTTATATTGAAACATCCTTAATAGGAGAACGTTATGAAAGTAGTAAGTCCAAGATATCCCACTTATGTCATCTATGAAGGTTATGACCGTGCCTTGGCCCTGGAGTCGGTGGGTCGAGGCTGGGCCTCGTTGATTCATGAAGTGTTTGATTACATGGAAAAGAATCCCACACATTCCAAGGTGATTCAGGTCAAGGAGAAGTTTGGGGGACTTCGGATTTATACTGATGTCATGGATGATGGACTAGATGCCATTGTTCGGTCGGTTGGAAAGCGGAGTTTCACTATTTGTGAAGATTGTGGTAACCCGGGTGCGCTTCGTGACGGTAGTTGGTATCGCACCTTGTGTGAAGTTCATGCAGATGGCAAAAAGATAATCAAGGAGTAATTATGGAAGAGATTAATTATAAATTCTACGAGGATAGAATTCTTAATGAATTAAAGGCATATATTGATGCCACGTATGGTGAACATTATTCTCACACCAAGTTTCAATCTGCCGAATTCATTTTCGACAATGGACATGGTGTAGGATTCACCGTAGGTAACATCATGAAGTATGCACAACGCTATGGTAAAAAGAACGGATATAATCGCAAGGACATCTTGAAAATTATTCATTATGCTATTATGTTGTTATATGTCCATGATACATATGACCATTTAAACACACCTGAGGAGTAACTTTATGAAGATTAGCAGCAAGACACTTTCACTTCTTCAAAGCTTTGCACAAATTAGCAGCAATCTTCTTGTGAAGCCCGGACAGAAGTTGGCAACTCGCAATCCTGTGAACAGCATTCAGGCACGTGCTGTTGTGGATGAAACATTTCCGCAGCAGTTTGCCATCTATGATTTGAATCAACTTCTATCATTGATTTCAGCATCACAGAATCCTGATGTTGAGTTTGGTGATAAGAGTCTTATCATTCGTTCCGAGAACGGTGGTGAGATTGAATATTTCTACGCCGATGAGTCATTGGTGACAGCTCCTAACGAGAATCCTCCTCAACTTGAGGACATCTACACGTTCAAACTCACAGCTGCTGACATTCAAACCATCATCAAGACGGCGAGCATCATCTCGGCAACCACATTGAACATCATCGGTGAGAAGGGCAAGGTGATGTTGACCATCAATGACCCGAAGAACTCCACATCACACAGCTACAAGAAGCCTCTCGGTGATTCTGACAAGTCATTCAATGTGAAGATGGCAATTGACAGCTTCAAGGTGGTGGCTGATGAGTATAACGTTCGTGTGGCACACGCCGTGGCCAAGACAGGCAAGGTGTTGGTGTTCTTCTTTGAATCTACAACTTCTGATTTAACATATTTGATTGCGGCTGATTCTACATCCAAGGTGTAATCATGCAAGCAAATCGTGAGCAGTTTCTTTGGGTTGAAAAGTATCGTCCTCGGACAATTCGTGATTGTATTCTGCCTGACAATTTAAAAAACACATTCCAGGAGTTTGTGGACCAAGATAACATTCCTAATATGTTGTTGTCTGGCACAGCCGGGACAGGTAAGACTACAATTGCACGGGCTCTGTGTGAAGAATTAGGGTGCGACTACATCATCATCAACGGCTCGGAAGAGTCTGGTATTGATGTATTGAGAACAAAAATTAAAGACTTCGCAAGTACTGTTTCGTTGGCCGGTAAGGTCAAGGTTGTAATACTTGACGAGGCAGATTATCTCAATCCTAATTCCACACAACCCGCTCTCCGTGGATTCATTGAGGAGTTCAGCAAGAATTGTCGTTTCATTTTCACTTGTAACTTTGCCAACAGAATCATCGCGCCGCTTCATAGTCGGACCACGGTGATTGATTTCCGTTTGACAAAGCAGGACCGCCCACAAATGGCGGCAAAGTTTTTCAAGCGTGTTGTGGACATCTTGAATCAAGAAAACATCACACACAATCCCAAGGTGGTGGCCGAGATTGTGAACAAGTATTTTCCTGATTATCGGCGTGTATTGAATGAACTTCAAAGATATTCTTCATCAGGCACCATTGATGAAGGCATTTTGGTGAACATCTCGGACGCCAACATGAAGGAATTGATTTCAGCTCTTCGTGAAAAGGATTTCAAGAAGATGCGTACTTGGGTTGTGAACAACTTGGACAATGATCCGAATGTATTGTTCCGAAAGTTGTATGATGTTCTAATCTCAGAAGTGGTACAAGTTCCTCAGCTAGTTCTTCTGTTGGCTGATTATCAGTACAAGGCGGCGTTCGTGGCTGACGCTGAAATCAATCTTGTGGCGTGTCTCACAGAAATCATGGCAGCATGTGAGATGAAGTCATGACCGAGAAGAATCTTGATGGTGAATTCATCAAGGATTGGGTTCTAGAAGAAGATTTCAAAATGGTGAAAATCAGCCCCTTTGATTTTGTGAACGCCATACATTATACAAAAGAAAATCTCATCGTTGATGATTGGAGTGAAAAGCAGTATAATCCGTTTGTAGTAAACAAATCATTGAGTTTCGGGGCTGATACCGTGATTCCCGCTAATGAAATGAATAGTCGTCCCCACCTGGAGAAGCGCCTCCAGTTCGATTTCCTTATAAATACCATTAGACCTCGTAAGCGGTTCAACAAATGGTTAAAGGCTGAGAAAATTGAAGACCTTGAATTGGTGAAGCAGTATTATAATTACAATACTGAAAAAGCCTTACAAGCTCTGAGAATTCTTTCACCTGAACAAATAAATACAATTAAGGAACGATTGAACACAGGTGGATTGACACATGGCACATGATTTAATTAACATACCAAGCATTCCTGGATATTCTCCAGTTGAAGTGAAATTGGTGAATCAAGATGATTTTCTCAAAGTCCGTGAAACGTTGACACGTATTGGTGTAGCATCACGCAAAGACCAAACGTTATATCAAAGTTGCCACATCTTACACAAGCAAGGCAGATATTTCGTGGTTCACTTCAAGGAACTATTTGCTCTTGATGGTAAGCAAGCTGACATCACAGAAAATGATTTGCAACGCCGAAACACGGTGGCACATCTTCTAGAAGATTGGGGGTTGGTGGAAATACTGAACCCTGATGATTGTGAAGATACTGCTCCGTTATCACAAATCAAAGTATTGGCATTTGGTGAAAAGAAGGATTGGAACTTAGTGGCTAAATATAATATTGGAAAAAAGAAGTAACACTTGATTGTAGGGGTGTTAGGAGTTAAATTAACCTTAGATACGCCGACAGGGTATCACTAACACATTCGCTCGAAAGGAGGAATTATGACACGTACCTATACATTCAACTTAATGGAGATAGCAATTATCCCCCATACAACATCATCAAGCATGATGACACAAACCTAAGCATCGAAGTAGCTGTGGCTGGCTTCAAGCGCAGTGAAATAGATGTGGAATTGGCTGAAGGTGTTCTCACCGTATCAGCCAAGGCAGAACCCACTGAAGAAAAGGAATATTTTCATCGTGGTCTTGCCAAGCGTGCATTTGTCCGTAAGTGGACACTTGCTGATGACGTAGTAGTGCGTGGTGCTTCATTGGTTGACGGTGTTCTAGCCATCAAGTTGGAACGCATCATTCCAGAAGAAAAGAAGCCACGTAAGATTGAAGTTTTGTAATTAAGTAGTCCTCCTAACACCCCTACAATTGAGTATATTATGGCATTGATGTGCATCAAGACCCTATTGGGTGAAGATTTAATTGGCGATGTTGAAGTACGTGAGTACACCGTAGAGATTGACACGCCACTTATGGTGATGATTGTTCCCAATGAAAAGGGACAATACAGCGTGGGACTTGCGCCGTACATGATTTTCGCGGCGACCAGAAAGTTCTCGTTTGATAAGAATCACATCATCCTGTTCACAGAACCCGCAGATGAACTGCGTAATCAATACCACAACCTCACAGGAAAGGGTATTGTGGTCCCATCCAAGCCTAAGATAGAGCTTGTCCCATAAGAAGTAAGATGTTATATTGAGTAGTAACTATAAACATTCAAGTCCCGGGAGTGGATGAATGGCATTGAAAAGTTTTTACACAAATGTTATGCAGGTTGGGAACAAGATTTTTGTTCGAGAAGTTCGTAATGGAAAACGTGATAACGTCAAGGTGGAATACCGCCCGACGATGTTCATTCGTTCCAAGACGGAAAGCAAATATAAGAGTTTGTTCGGTGACAATCTTGAGCCTATTCAGTGCCAAGACATCAATGATGCAAAAGAGTTTGTAAAACGATACAAGGATGTTGAAAACTTCCCCATCTTTGGGAACACATCCTATGCCTATCAATACATCACCGAACATTATCCTAATGAAGTTGATTATGATATTAGTCAACTCACCATTCTTACATTAGACATTGAAACGGCATCCGAGAATGGATTTCCAAACGTGGATAATCCTATTGAAGAAGTGTTGCTCATTTCCGTTCAAGACAACATCACAAAAAAGATTACAACATTTGGTGTCAAGAAGTTTGATGTCAACAACATCAAGCATATCACCAATCAAAACAATTTTGAATACATCAAGTGCAAAGATGAAGCTGATTTGCTCTTGACGTTTCTTCGTTTCTGGCAAATCACAATGCCTGATGTTGTGACAGGATGGAACACACAACTATTCGACTTGCCTTATCTGGTGGGGAGAATGCGAAGAATTATTGGCGAGGACAAGGTGAAGGACTTGTCTCCTTGGCGTATTGTCAATGATAGAACCATCACGATGAATGGTCGTGAATATCCCATTGCCGACATTTATGGTGTGAGCAATCTTGATTATTTGGACTTGTACAAAAAGTTCACATATTCAGCACAAGAAAGTTACAAGTTGGATTATATTGCTCAACAAGAATTGGGACGAAAGAAACTTGAGCATGGATATGAAACATTCAAGGAACATTACACAGAAGATTGGCAATCGTTCGTGGAGTATAACGTCATTGACGTAGAACTGGTGGATGCTCTTGAAGATAAGATGAAGTTGATTGAACTGGTTATCACCATGGCGTATGACGCCAAGTGTAACTTCACAGACATCTTCTCGGCGGTACGAACCTGGGATTGCATTCTTCATAATCATCTCTGGGCCAAGAACATTATTGTTCATCAGAAAAAGGACAATGAAGGCAGAACCATTGCTGGTGCCTATGTGAAAGAACCCACGCCCGGCAAGTATGATTGGGTGGTGAGTTTCGACGCCGCTTCTCTGTATCCTAGCATCATCATGCAATACAACATGAGTCCTGAGACCATGAAACAGGAATATACTGCCGATTGCACTCCTGAACATCTGTTGGCAAATGAAACAGATTATGCCACATTTCTACAAAACAAGAATGTTGCCATGGCGGCAAATGGATATTGTTACACACATGAACATCAAGGATTGTTTCCTGAAATTGTAGAAAAGATTTTCAGTGAACGTGTGTTCTATAAAAAGAAGATGATTGAGGCACAAAAGGAGTATGAAAAGACGAAAGATGCTGAACAAGTGAAGCTCATCAGCAAGTATAACAACATTCAAATGGCTCGTAAGATTCAATTGAATAGTTTATATGGTGCCTGGGCTAACCAGTACTTCCGTTTCTATGATGATAGAATTGCCGAAGGCATCACATTGTCAGGTCAGTACATCATTCAGCATGTGGGACGAGCCTTGAATGATTATCTGAACAAGGTGTGTCAAACTTCTGATGTGGAATATACATTCTATTCTGACACAGATAGTTGTTACATCACATTGGATAAATTGGTTCAAAAGCATTTCTCACATTTGGACAAGAACAAGATTGTGGATGTGATTGACAAGTTGTGTAAAGAAAAAATTGCTGATGTGTTATCCAAGGCGTGTGAAGAAATCATGGTTCGCACAAATGGATACGCCTCGAAGATGGAATTTAAGCGGGAAGTGATTGCTGACAGAGCCATCTGGGTCGCCAAGAAACGATATGCCTTGAATGTCTATGATAGTGAAGGAGTTCGATACAAGGAACCCAAGTTGAAGGTTCAAGGCTTGGAAATTGTTCGCAGTTCTACTCCTGGATCGGTTCGCCAATATCTTCGTGATGCCGTGAAGATGGCGTTGACTAGCACACAAGCAGAGATTCAAGATTACATTGCCGATTTGGAACAGAAGTTCATGCAAATGACTCCTGAAGAAATAGCTTTTCCAAGAAGTGCTAACAATCTGGCAAAATATCATTCCAGTAGCACCATTTACATCAAGGCAACTCCATTACACGTTCGTGGTGCCTTGTTATATAACCATCACATCAAAGCCAAGAAATTGGATAAGAAATATGAATTGATTAAAGAAGGTGATAAGATTAAATATCTGTACTTGAAGGAACCAAATCCCATCAAGGAGAACAGCATCGCCTTCACAGGTAGTTTACCAAAAGAACTTGACATTCATAAGTATGTTGATTATCATACAATGTTCGACAAGAGCTTCTTGGAGCCTATGAGAACCATTCTGGATTGTTTGGGATGGAGTACAAATAAGATTGCCACTTTAGATGATTTATTCTAGGAGATGTTATGTCATTAATTAATAAACTGCGAAAGAATTCCACAATTCGTGAAACAGAAGTCTTGACTGATAGCAAGTTCTTCACCGCCAAGGACATGATTCAAACACCTGTGCCTATGATTAACGTGGCACTCTCTGGTCGTTTGGATGGAGGTTTAACTCCTGGCTTGACGGTGTTTGCTGGACCAAGTAAGCACTTCAAGACGGCGTTTGCCATGTTGCTCGCCAAGAGTTACTTGGAGAAGTATGAAGATGCTGCCATCTTGTTCTATGATTCCGAGTTTGGTGCGCCTGCTGGATATTTTCAAAGTTTCGGTATTGACACCAATCGTGTGATTCACACGCCTATTACTGACATTGAACAATTGAAGCATGATATGATGTCACAAATCAACAACATTGAACGTGGTGAGCATGTCATCATCATTGTTGATTCCATCGGTAACTTGGCATCACGCAAGGAAGTGGAAGATGCCTTGGATGGCAAGAGTGTGGCAGACATGACTCGCGCCAAGCAGCTCAAGAGCTTGTTCAGAATGGCAACCCCTCATTTGACTATCAAGGACATTCCGATGGTGGTGGTGAATCATACCTACAAGGAAATTGGAATGTTTCCCAAGGACATTGTGTCAGGTGGTACTGGCATCTACTATTCTGCCGACAACATCTTCATCATTGGTCGTCAGCAAGAAAAGGATGCCGATGGCTTGACGGGATACAACTTCATCATCAATGTTGAGAAGTCTCGCTTTGTTCGTGAAAAGAGCAAGATTCCTGTTGAGGTGTCATTCGAGGGTGGCATCAGCACATGGTCCGGTCTTCTGGATGTGGCATTGGAATCCGGTCATGTCGTGAAGCCCCAGAATGGTTGGTATCAGAAGAAGGGTGAGGAAAAGAAGTATCGTCAGAATGATACATACACCAGAGAGTTCTGGATGCCAGTTCTCAAGGATGTCACGTTCCAAACATGGATCAAAGAAAACTATGCCATCTCAAACACATCATTGGTGGCAGAATTCACAGATGAATTAATTTCCGAGGAATATAACAATGCCTAAATTTGCTGTTAGACCCAACACAGAAGTATATCCTAATACCACAAGTGACCATTATCTGGAAATTGTTGAAGGAGATTTCACAGGATTACACTTCGTTCTAGGACGTATTGAATTTGCTGGTGAAGATGAAGAAGGTAACGGTAAAATTGAATTCGATTACACCTTGTTACTTGTGCCTGCCGGTGTTAATGTTGAAGAAAGAAAGAATGACATTGAAGCAGTGATATCACAAGTACTCAATGCCATCATTGAGAAGATGGTGGAAAACGCAAAAAACGGGGAATCGAATGAAACTGGAAACGACGATACTCAGCAACCTACTGAAGGATGATGGTTATTTACGAAAGGTTCTTCCTTTCATAAAGCCAGAGTATTTCACAGATTGGACTGAACGAAAAGTTTTTCAACATATAGGAAAGTTTGTTGATGAATATAATGCCGCTCCCACAACTGAGGCATTACATATCATCATGCAAAATGACAAGACGTTGACGGAAGAAGAATTCAGTCAAATGTCTGAAGTGGTGTCCTCGTTATCACAAGAGGAAATCAATAAAGATTGGTTGTTAAATGAAACGGAAAAGTTTTGCAAAGACAAGGCGGTGTATAACGCCATTGTTCAGTCCATTCAAATCATTGATGGAAAAAATGAGAAGTTCACATCCGAGGCGATTCCTGACATTCTCAAGGATGCCTTGGGTGTCAGCTTTGATAATAGTGTGGGGCATGATTATCTAACTGATTCAGATGACCGATTTGATTTCTATCATCGGGTTGAGGAACGTATTCCATTTGATTTGGAAATGTTCAATAAAATCACAAAAGGTGGATTGCCGAACAAGACATTGAACATCGCCTTGGCTGGGACAGGTGTAGGTAAAAGTTTGTTCATGTGTCACATGGCAGCTAGTTCCATGAGTCAAGGTAAGAATGTCTTGTACATCACAATGGAAATGGCAGAAGAACGCATCGCCGAACGTATTGATGCCAATTTGATGAATGTCACCGTGGATGATTTAAAGAATCTTCCCAAGCAAATGTTTGATGATAGAATTTCTCGTATTCGAAACAAGACGGAAGGCAAGCTCATCATCAAGGAATATCCTACAGCTTCAGCACATTCAGGACATTTCCGAGCATTGTTGAATGAATTGGATTTGAAAAAAGAATTCCGTCCTGACATCATCTTCATTGATTACCTGAACATTTGTGCCAGTAGTAGATTCAAGATGTCAGGAAGTGTGAACAGCTATACCTATATTAAGGGTATCGCAGAAGAACTTCGTGGCTTGGCTGTGGAATTCAATGTTCCTATTGTGTCAGCAACACAAACAACAAGGAGTGGATATGGAAATAGTGATGTGGAGCTTACTGATACTTCTGAGTCATTTGGACTTCCGGCAACTGCTGACTTCATGTTTGCCATTATTACAAATGAAGATTTGGAAAAGTTAGGTCAGTTGCTGGTGAAGCAGTTGAAGAACAGATACAATGACCCTTCACAACACAAACGATTCATGATTGGCGTGGAACGAGCAAAAATGAGATTGTATGATTTGGACATCTCGGCACAAAAGAATTTGGTTCAAGAAGATAGGAAATCTGAACCAGAAAAGCCTACATTTTTGAGTTCCAAGATGTTCGCCAAGAAGAATTTCGATGGTATCAAGTTCTAAACCTAATTATTATAAATACGATAGTTCAGGAGGTTCCCATGTATTTGGCAAGCAAGATACACAAGGAACTAAAAGCACACTTCCCTGCTGATGACATCATCGGGTCTGAAATCCCTTATGGTCAAATCAGCAGAAAACTGAACAAAATTCTTCGTCCTCTTGGGGCGAAAATTCGTGTGAAGCGGGACAAGGAGATGCGTGTGAAGCGGGGAAGTGTAAAACAACCCTATACATTTTCTGGATATTACGATACCGGTAAAAAGAAAAATGCCATTGTGTTGAACATGCATTTTTCACCATCCAGAAACACCTTTAAGTTCACACGGCACAATTACAATGGGTTCATTTTCATGTTGTCTCAAATTCTTCAACATGAAAAAATCCATGAAAGTCAATTCTACTTTCGTCCTGACCAAGCAGAGCGAAAGGTTCGTGTATATCACTCGGATAAAATTTCCAAGAAACGTTTGGCACAAATTGAATATTTGCGTGAATGGTGTGAGATAGAAGCTTATGCTCATGATATTGCCATGGAAATCAATCAATACTATTCATCCCTAAATCCATCCACCGTTATCAAGCATATTGATAAACATAAGAAGTTGTATAGCTATATGTTCTATCAAAAGGCTTTCAAAGGCACAGATTGGTCTAGATTGAAAAAGTCTTTATTACGAAAAATCTGGCGGTGGATCCCCTCAGCACAAGGGCCTGCCGCCGTGTAAGTTGTTGATTTTCAAGCACTTACGAGGGCTTGACAAATGGACAAAATAGTGTTATATTACAATAGGGGAGAAAACGCTCTCCGCTAACAATCACGGGGGATACGGGTATGTCTGAAAATTCGATGGACCTTCTTGGAATGGCCAAGGGGTTGGTGGAAGGCACTTTAAGAACGTGGGCAGATGTGGATTTGGATGAACAGGAATATCTAGACCGTCTGGCCACTTTTGGTGAAGGCTTCCATGACTTCCTACAATTTCAAGACATGGAAAATGGTAAAACTGATGTGGCAGGTGCTTGACATTTGGTTGTAGGTGTGTTAGAATTAAGATGTAGGTGAGCAGTCAAACTTCTTTCTCATTGGAGGCTGTATTATGCGTAATTCTGACAAGGTTTCTTTCGTTTGTTTCACTAACGGCGGGTCGCGTACTAATGGCAAGACCATTGGCACCAAGATTCGGTTCACGAACGACCGTACTCGCTACACCAAGGCGCTTGGCAAGCTCGGTGTCACCTCAGTGGTTTGGGTTGACCTTCCGAATGCCATGACCAAGTCTCAGGCCATTGACTATCTTCGTGCATCTTCTGATGCCACGATTTCGGAGCAGGCATATCAGGATGCCATCGGCTCGCCGTCTCCGCCCTGCTAGCAAGGCTGCCAAGACTGTAAAGAAGGGCAAGTAAGTAATAAATGGGGCGCACGGTTTCACGCCCGCCGTGCGCCCCTTCATTGAAAAGGGCGATATCAAGGAGATTTATTATGTCACAGAATGACCGTCTTGTTCGTTACCTCTCAACTGGTCGTACCATCAGCGCCGCTCAGGCTCGGAGCCGTTTCGGCATCCGTAACCTTCGTGCCCGCGTGAACGACCTTCGTTCTGAGGGTTTCTGCGTGTACACCAATCGTGGTGAGACCACGACCTATCGCATGGGTCGTCCTTCACGCTCCATCGTTGCTGCTGCCTACCAGACTGCTGGTAGCCGTATCTTCGGCGGTAACTAATACCTAACAAGGGGAGACAATCATGGAATGGTATCATTACGGTGTAGCTGTAATATTTGTCATCCTGATTGTCTCCCCTGTTTGGTTTTTTAGTCAAGTTGAAAAGGTGTTGTTTGAAACACCAGATCCATATTTGCATGTCAATTTCATCAATCCCAACCAAATCATTAAACAAGAGGATGTTGTGGACACATTGAATCGTGATGAGAAGGTGTTAGATAATTTAAACAGGATGATTAAGACTTCAAAGAAGAAGCATGTAAAGCAGATGTGGAAAATCAAGAAGGCGGAGTTTGAGCGTGAACTTCGCTGGAGACAACATTCGGTATGGTACAATCATGTCTCATAAAACCACCTTAGAGATGCTTCGAAAGCTGGCTGAACTGCGTTCAGAATCCTATGAAATCAATTGGGAAGAATGGGAGCAGTACGAGGACATGATGGATATTGAAGCCACAGTGGACAATGGCATTGAAGATTACGAGAAGAAATTCTATGCCATGGCAGATGAAATGGATCCATACGGTGGAGAGATGGATGAAGAGCAAGTTTCTGAGCTTGAAGAAATTATAGACACCCTCATTTCATCCTATGTGGTAAAGACGATGTTTGCCAAGAAACGTGCCATTGAGGAACTTATTTCTTCCATTTAACGATAAATAGTAGAAACCATAAATTCAACTACTATGGCCGGCAAGTCAGATAAAAACACACATTTGGAACATCTAGAAGATGACATCATCAATCTAGGTTATAAAGGCGCCCAACAATCCATTGCGTTTGTTGAGGCGCTTTTGGATTTGTTTTCTGGAAAAGTGGGACAATCCGTGGACATCACCGTGAAATGGGACGGTGCTCCCGCCATTGTGGCTGGCAAGGATCCAGAAACGGGATTGTTCTTTGTGGCTACCAAACACGGCGCCTTTGCCAAAGTCCCGAAACTATGCTTCTCGGAAGAAATGGTGGACTTGTACCATCAAGGTGGTCTTGCCGACACCATGAAAACGGCATTTCGTGAATTGAAGGATTTGGGTATGACAGGGGTGATACAAGGTGATGTGATGTTCACACCTAAAATTAAAAAGCATACCGTGATTGATGGTGTATCCTACATCACATTCAAGCCGAACACCATCATGTACGCCATTCCGAAATCTGATTCGTTAGCTGACATCATTGAAAACGCCAACCTTGGAATTGTGTTTCACACTAAATATTCAGGAAGGGGACCGGTAAATAATTTATCTGCCTCTTTTGGTGTTGATGTTAGCAAACTTAAAAAATCTACGACAGCCTGGGTGCGGGACGCCAGATACCAAGATATGTCTGGTAAGATGACGTTGACTGCGCAGGAAACCAGAACGGTTAGTTCGAAATTAGCTCTTGCTAAGACCAACGCCACAGTAGCAAAAAAATTTCTAAATGAACTGGCAACCCAAGATAAAGATTTAACTGTGGGCTACTTGTTCAAGATTTTCGTGAATCGGTTAGTGCGTGAAGGGAAACCCATCACCCAACGCAATCTAGCTGGGTTAAGCTCCTTTATTGTTCAAAGAATTCAGGACAAAGAAAAGGGGATGAAAACTGCAGCAGGTGCCGCCAAGTATCAAGGCATTCGTAAAGACCTGGAAGAATATTTACGCAAAAATGCCAGCCAACTTCGTGCCATGTTCACGATATATGAAAGTTTAGCCACCATTAAAAACATTCTTGTTGACAAGTTGAACACGGTGCAAGGCATCTCCACGTTCATTGAAACTGAACAAGGATTCAGAGCTACAGACCCAGAAGGATATGTGGCAATAGATAGAGCAGGCAATGCTGTGAAACTTGTGAATCGTATGGAATTCTCACAAGCCAACTTCAATGCCGTGAAAGATTGGGGAGGTCCTCCTACACCTCCTGAAGAACCTGATAGAGAATTGAAAACCATGGTGTTTGCATTTGGACGTTTGAATCCTCCCACCATCGGGCATGAAAAACTCATCAACAAGATATTGAGTGTAGCCAAAGCTCACAATGCGGATCATTTAATGGTGTTGTCAAGAACACAAAAAGCACCCAAAGATCCATTGGATGGTGATATGAAATTGATGTATGCCAAGAAGATGTTCCCAAACGCAAACATCACCGTGGCAACCAAAGAAATGCCCACCTTCTTTGGATGGTTGAAGAAATTCTATGAATCAGGATATGAAAAAGTCATCATGATAGGTGGGTCGGACCGAGTCAATGAATACACCAGATTGATTAATCAATATAATGGAAAACCAGACCAGTATACGTTCAAGAGTGTGGAAGTGATGTCGGCAGGTGAGCGCGACCCAGATGCAGATGGCGCATCAGGTATGTCAGCTAGCAAGCTACGTGAATTTGCTGCAAAAAATGATTTTTCCAGCTTCCGAAAAGGGATTCCCAGAACTTTAAAGGATGCAGACACACGAAATCTCATGGCAGCAGTACAAGCAGGTATGTAGCTAGTAGCCAAAACATCTTTATTATTATAAATAATCTAGTAGAGTATATCATTATACAGTAAAGGTGTTATGGCACAATATATCAAGCCACAAGATGTACAAGATGGAGAACAACGATATGAAGTTGTCATGCTTGCAGCAGGCAAGGATGGTAGCGTGGTTGAAGCTACCAATCCATTACCTGTCACCGGCGGTTATGG